GCACCTCGGGCTCCACCTGCTCGGCCATCGTGTTCGGCAACTTCGCTGACCTGGTGATCGGCATGTGGGGCAGCCTGGACCTGATGGTGGACCCGTACACCGGCAGCACCGCCGGCACCGTGCGCGTGGTGGCCCTGCAAGACGTGGACGTGCAACTCCGCAACGTGGTGAGCTTCGCCACGATGGTGGACGCGCTGACCGTCTGACCCTGAAGGCCAAACGACAAGCCCAGCCCAGGCCCAGCCATGACCGAAGACCTCGCGCCCTTCTTCGCTGACTTCGCGGTGGACGCCACCGTGAACGGCGCGGCCGTGCGCGGGATCTTCGACAACGGCTTCGCCCTGGGCGCTGTCGGCATCGGCATGGCCGGCACGCAGCCCACGCTGCGCCTGCGCACCGCTGACGTGACGGCTGACCCTGTGGGCCAGGCCGTCAGCGTCAACGCCGTGGCCTACACGGTGGCGGCGCACGAGCCTGACGGCACGGGCGTCAGCGTGCTGATGCTGGAGCGCGCATGAGCATCGTCAACACCGCCATCACCGCCGTCGTGGCTGCCCTGGGCACTGCGCCTGCGGTGGCCAACGTCGGCCGCGTGCGGCTGCGCCCGGTGTCGTCCAGCACCAGCACCGCCGTGGTGGTGCGCCCGGTGGACAGCCAGGTGCTGGAAGCCTCGGTGCTCAGCAGCCAGCCCATCACGTGGGACACGCGCATCGGCGTGGAGTGCTACGCCCGCGCCACTGCCGGCCAGGCGCCTGACGTGGCTGTGGACGCCCTGGTGTCCACCGTCTACGCCAAGCTCATGGCCGACCCCACGCTGGGCAACGCCGTCATCGCCCTGCAGCCGCAGTCTGTGTCCTATGACTTCGACGCCGATGGCGAGAACACCGTCTGCGCCACCTTCGTCTTCACCGCCCGCCAGCGCGTGGCCGCCGCCACGTTCTGAACCCGTCACCCACTCGCTCACCCCCTGATCCACTGAAAGGACGCCATCATGGCTTACTACTTCCCCGAAGGTTCGAGCATCCAGTTCTCGACCACCCTGGCCTCGGCCAAGACCATCTCTGCTGCCACCAACGCCAACCCGGCAGTGCTGACCAGCACCGCGCACGGTTACGTGACGGGCGACGAAGTGCTCTTCACCTCCGGCTGGGAAGACGCGACGGATTCGGTCTACAAGGTCACCGTCATCGACGCCAACTCGTTCAGCCTGCAGGGCTTGAACACCAGCAACACCAGCTTCTTCCCCGCCGGCAGCGGCACGGGCACCACGCAGAAGCTGTCTGCCTGGTCGGCGGTGCCGCAGGTGCTGAACATCTCCACCAGCGGTGGCGATGCACGCTTCACCACGGTGTCGCCCCTGGCCAAGCGCAACGACATCAACGTGCCCACCGGCTTCAACGCCCTGAGCATGACGCTGACCCTGGGCCATGACCCGTCCAACGCCACGTACCAGACCATGCTGGACATCAGCCGCACGCTGGCCAAGGTCAGCTTCAAGCTGGTGCTGGGCGGCGGCGGCACGATGTACGGCCACGGCTACATGAGCGTGGCTGAAGCGCCGACGCTGGCCCGCAACCAGGCCAACCAGGTCAACGCCGCCATCACGGTGCTGGGCCGGGCCATCAGCTACAGCTGATGACGCAGGGGCCCGCCGCGGCCCCGCCTGAACCTTTCAGCGCGGCAGGCCGGTGCGTACCCCGCACCGGTCGGCACGGCGGCCCCGACCGTGCCACGCCGCGCTCCCTTCCAACCTCGGGCACCACCAATCGGGCACTCACATGGGCATCAAGATCGTCGTCTCCAACCTCGTCAAGTTCAAGGTGCGCGGCACCATCAAAGACGAGGCCGGCACAGACCAGCCGTTTGACTTCCACCTCACCTGCCGCCGCCTGGACGCAGACCAGATCAAGACCAAGCTGGCGGACAACAGCGAAACCAGCGTGGCCGATTTCATGCTGGAAGTGATCGAAGACTGGCAGGGCGTGCGCGATGCGGACGACCAGCCGATGCAGTTCACTGAGGCCGCCTGGCGCCAGCTCTGCAAGATCCCTGGCGTGTCCCTCGTGGCCTTCAGGACTTACTTGGCCGAGGTGGGCGCCAAGGAAAAAAACTAGCCGCGCTCGCCCGGGAACTGGCCGAACACCACAGCCGCGATGCAACATCCAGCGCACCCCCACCCGGCAGCGCCTGGGCTCAAGCCCTGGCAGGCCTGGGCACGCTGGAGCCCGAAGCCCCGCCCGAGCGCAGCGCCTACCTCTGGCCTGACAACGTGCAAGCCTGGGCCTGCTGGCAGGGCGTGCAGACGCAATGGCGCACCGGCATGGCAGGCGCCACAGGGCTGGACTACGCCGGCGTGCGCGCCCACCTGGACGAGCAGCCCGACATCGAGCGCGAAGCCCGGCCAGACATCTGGCGCGGCATCCAGGCCGCAGAGCGCGCCACGCTGGAAGTGTGGGCCGAACAGCGCGAGCGCGAGCGCGACGAACAGCAAGCCGCACAGCCCCCCGCTGCGCGCGTCAGCCCGCTAAGGTAAGCGCATGGCCACCAGCGAAATCGGCATCAAGATCGGCCTGCAGGGCGCGGAATCCGTCACCAGCGGCCTGCAGCGCGTGGGCGTCAGCATGGGCCAGCTCAGCGGCCAGGTGGACACCGTGCGCAACGCGCTCTCCACCCTGGCCCCCACGCTGGCCGGCGCCCTCACCGTGGGCGGCCTGGTGGCCTTCGTGCGGCAGACGGTCAACGCCGTGGACGCCATGAACGACTTGGCAGACGCCACCGGCGCCAGCATCGAGGAAATCAGCAAGCTCGACCAGGTGGCCCGCCGCAACGGCGCCAGCCTTGACCAGGTGGGCGGCATGCTGGTCAAGTTCAACGCCCAGCTCAAAGAAGCGGACGGCAAGAACGGCGCCAGCATCGCCCTCGAAGCGATCGGCCTGAGCGCCGCCAAGCTGCGCCAGCTGGACCCGGCAGAGGCCCTGCGCCAGACGGCCGTGGCCCTGGCCGGCTTTGAGAACGACGCCAACAAGGCACGCATCACCCAGGAGCTTTTCGGCAAGAGCGTGCGCGAAGCTGCACCGTTCCTGAATGACCTGGCAGAGGCTGGCGAGCTCAACGCCAGCGTCACGGCAGAGCAGGCGGCACAGGCGGACAAGTTCAACAAGCAACTGTTTGCCTTCCAGGCCAATGCCGGCGATGCAGCGCGCGTCATCACGCAGGAACTGCTGCCCACCTTGTCGGCCATCGCAGCCGAGTTCAACCGCACCAATGCCGCAGGCGACACCCTGGCCAAGTTCTTTGGCACCGGGCTGAGGGTGGTGCTTCAGGCGCTGGCTGTGCTGGCCACCGATGTCGCCTTCGTGTTCAAGGGTGTTGGCCGCGACCTGGGCGGCATGGCCGCGCAGATCGCAGCGCTGGCCAAGGGCGACTTCGCCGGCTTCAGCTTCATCCGCAAAGGCCTCATCGAAGACTCCATTCAGGCCCGAAAAGAACTCGACGCCCTGCAGGCCCGTATCCTGGGCGTGCAAGAAACCGCACGCGCCGCCGATGCAGCCCGCGCCCGCGAAGACCGCGGCTTCGTGCCAGGCGGGCCTCGCTCCGTCATCGACATCGCCGCCGAACAAGCCCGCCGCAAGGCTGCGGAGCAAGCCTCCGTCGCAGCCGCCAAGGCCCTCGACGACGAAGCCAAAGCCATCGGCGAAGCCATCAAGCAGCGCGAGAGGTACCTGGAAACCCTCAGCGCCGGCACCGACAAGATCGCCAAGGAAACCCAGGCCCTGGCCGACCAGGTGGCGCAGGTGGTGCTGGGCAAGCAGGCCTTCCAAAACATCATTGACGCGCGCGAGGAAGAGCAAGCCGTCATCCTCGAAACCCAGGCCATCCGCGCGCTGGACCGCAACCTGGACGCCAAAGAGTTCGATTCCCTGAAGGCCCAGGCGCAAGCCATCCGTGACCGCATCAACGCCCGCCAGGCCCTGGCCACGGCCACCGTGGAAGCCACTGACCGCGAAATCATGGCCCGCCGCAGCGCCTTCAAAGACCAGGACGCGCAGGAAATCATCGACACCGAGCGCCTGAAGAATTCGCAGTCCATCATCGACGCCATCAACCGCGAAACCGAAGCGCTGCAGATGAGCAACGTGGAGCGCGAGGTCGCCATCGCCCTGCTGGCGGCTGAGGCCCGCGGCATCAAGGCCGGCAGCTACGAGTATGAGGAATACGCCAAGAACATCCGCGCCGCCATCGTCAACCGCGAAACCGTGCGCGCCAGCATCGAGCAGACCAAGACCATCGAGCAAGAGTGGCGCCGCACCAGCGACCAGATCGGCCAATCGCTCACAGACGCCCTGATGCAAGGCGGCAAGTCCGCCTGGGAATACATCAAGGGCCTGTTCCGCAGCATGGTGCTGCGGCCCATCATCCAGGCCGCGGTCAACCCGATCGTCGGCAGCCTCGGCGGCGGTGGGGGCGGCGCGCTCAGCACCCTGGGCAGCATCAACAGCCTGGCCACGCTGGGCAGCGTCATCACCGGCAGCGTGGCCAGCAGCATCGGCAACGTCATGGGCACGGCCGGCACCATGTTTGGCAGCAGCGCGCTGACGGCCTTCTCGGCCGGCATGAAAGGCGCCACCCTGGCCCCGGGCCTGATGGGGCCCACCACCGTCGGCGCCAGCGGCGCCATGGGCGCGGGCGCTTCGGCGGCCGCCGCCATTCCCTACGTGGCCGCCGCCCTGGCCGTGGCCAACGCGCTGGGCGTCTTCCGCAGCCGCAGCATCGTCGGCGGTGGCCTCACGGGCACCCTGGGCATGGGCGACATCCAGAGCTATGACCTGCAGCGCCGCGGCGGCACGCTGTTCAGCGGGCCCGAGTATTCGATGGTCAACCGCCAGACCAGCACCGAAAGCGCCGCCATCCAGAGCGCCTTCAACGCCCTGCGCACCAACGCCGCCAGCATGGCCGAGGCCCTGGGCCTGAGCAGCACCGCCGTCAAGAGCTTCACCACCACACTCGGCACCGACATCACGCAAAACGACATCGGCACGCGCGGCATCAAGCTCGATGGCCTCACGCCCGAGCAGGCCGCCAAGA